GAGAGAGAATAGCGAATGACTATAAAGACCAAACAATATACTTTCCTCATTCGTATGATTCAAGAGGAAGAATATATCCTATACCAGTTGGATTAACACCTCAAGGATCTGATGCTGTTAAGTCAATGTTAGAATATAAGAATGGTCAAGTCCTTAATCAAGATGGTGCCGCTTGGGCGTTTGCTTATTTAGCATCACTATATGGAGATGACAAATTGCATTTCGATAAACGAGTTCAGCGAGGAATTGAGTTGATAAATGCTGACTATAAAGAAGCAGATGAACCGTATCAATTTTTAGCACACCAATTTGAATGCCACAAAATAGCGGAAGACCCGTCAGCAATATTTAAAGGAAGAATTCACTTGGATGCTTGTAATTCAGGTTCTCAATTTACATCAGCATTAACTGGTGACAAAGCAGGATGTTTAGCGACGAATGTTATTCCAACCATAAATGAAGATGGAGAATGTGACAGACAAGATGCTTATTTATTAGTGTCGAATAAATCCATTGAGTTAACTAAATTGAAATTAAAGGAAGGATTAACTCAAGACGATAGAGAAGTTTATGAGTTGTTATTATCACTATTAGAGAAGTCAGGTAGAAAGATTTGTAAACGACCTGTAATGGTATCTAACTATGGTGGTACTGCTGGTGGACGTGCTGATATGATTTTCGACATGTTTAGAGAGTTAGAAGTGGAAAGGCGATTCATTACTCAGGCCAATGCGGTAAAGTTCGCTAAAGTGATAGGGGATTCGATTACTGGAGTATTAAATGGCGGTAAAGCATTTGAAAAATATGTTCAGCTTATGAATAATATGATTTCGAAAAAAGGAACTGCAGTTGTTTGGACCACTTCAGATGGATTTGAAGTTATACATATAAAGAATAAAGAATTACCACCAAAGCAAGTGGCATTGATGTTACCTAATTCAAGAACAAGGACGACTATCATTAAGAAAATGTATTCAGAAGAAGTTGCACCTATGAAAATGAGGTCTGCAATTAGTCCTAATTACATTCACTCACTGGATGCTGAATTGTTAAGACGAACAGCATTAAGAATGATGGAAGAGGGAGTTGAAGATTCAGATTGGATACATGATTCATTTGGATGTTTACCAAATCAAGTAAATGATATGTTAAGAATTACCAAAGAAGTGTTTTTACAAATGATGGAAGATGAACCATTAAAAGTTTTGGATGCTGAATTAAGAACTCAAGCACTTGAAAATGGAAATACAGATAAGCAATTAACTAAAGTTGAGATGCCAAATTTAGGTGGTGTTGACATTGAAAATGACGATTTAAAGCCTTTGCTAAAATCAGAATGGTTCTTTTCTTAAGCGATTAAATTACAATAAAATAAGGGTTGAAAATTAAGTTTTTCAACCTTTTTTTTTGTTCAATTTGCCAAACCGTCCAAACCATTCAAATTATTGCTAATCAATGTTTTACGTCCTTACATCAGACACTAGAAGAAACCAATTCTTTATAATCCACTAAATAAAGTAGAAGAGCAGTTCAGAAAATCGAATATTTGGAACCGAGATTGCCGTCTTAGTTTCAATATGTTAGGCAACTTTTAGTGGTTTATTATTTAACTGGGCCCGTCCATTTTAAGAGACTGGGGATTTAATTTTCAGGTCCAACAATTTCTTTTCATTACAGTTTTGAAGAGTCTTAGTCATTCGATTAAGGCTCTTTTTTTATATATAACTATATGACAAGATAAATATTAAGGAGTAAGAGTTACACTCCATTAAGTAACTCAAAACAATAACAATTACAATATGAGTAAATCAGAAAAATTTGTATCAAGATTCAAAGATGTAAACCTTTATCAAAAAACATTTTCAGCAACGAGCGTTAAGGCTATTAAAGAAATTTATGCAGAGAAGTTTCAAATACAAAAGCACAATATAAAAACATTAGACTTTTCAAAGTGTATAAATACTTTAAGAAAATTAAAAGAAGATGTTAAAGATGCACAAGAATATCAAATGTTGCTAAATGGCAGTAAAATTAACATATAAACAGTAAAACAATATGAGCAGTTATTCAACAAATAACAACTCATCATCTTTTAAATTAGAGTCGTTTCAAGAACTTACTCAAATAACAACGAAAGAAGATGTTGGGTTAGGTATTATGAGATGGGGGACAGAAAATTACTTTCCACAAACTTTAAAAAATATTATAGAGCAATCACCAAGCGCGAAGCCAGCAGTAACTAGAACTTCAAAGTTTTATAGAGGTGGTGCTTTTGAAGGTGAGGATATAGTAGTAAACACTTATGGATTAACTCTAGGGGACATTGTAGATAAAGTTGCTTCAGATTTAGCAACCTTCGATGCATTCTCAATTCAATCTAACTTCAATATATTAGGAGAAGCTACTGATATGAACCCGATGAGAATTGAATCATTAAGGTTCAATCAATTTGATGAATTAAACTATGCATCTAAAATAGGTTATTATAGAAACTTCGGTGGAAATGATATAGTAGAAAAAACTATAGTAGAATCGGTAACTAAATCTAAAATTAAGTTCATTAACATTTGGAATCCTAAATATGCTGTAGATCAAATCGAAGCATTAGGGGGTGGAATCACATCTTACGATGGTCAAATCTTGTATTATTCAGGAGCAGGTCCAAGTAATTATCCGATACCACCACTCCAAAGTGCAATTAACTTTGTGTTATCAGATGTGGAAAATAGTATTTTGATTAGAAAGGAAACTGCGACAGGTTTTATAGACAATTATTTATTAAAGACTACATTAAATTATGATGACCCTAATCTGGTAGCATTGGAGAATAGTATATCTAAGATGCAAGGGGCTAGAGGTATGGGTAAAATCATGACAATAGCAGGATTATCTGAAGAAGAAGTTGGAAACGACTTATTAGAACAATTAGGTTCTGGAAATAATTCAGCTATTATAGATTCAGCTCAAAAAACATTTGAGTTGGACAGACAAGTAATTAATGGAGTTTATTTAATTCCACCAATTTTATCTGGACAAGATGTGGCAACAGGATTCTCAACTGAGAGTTTGAAAGATGCATATAATGTATTTAATGCCTTTACTCAACCAGGGCGAGATAGAATTTCTAAGGAGATTAATAAGATATTGAAAGCAGGAAGCTTTGGAATTGATTCTATTAAATTAACACCTATTAAATTAGAAGTTGAAGGGGTAGAAGAGCCTGAGGAGATAGAAGATGGAGAAGGAATGGTAGCAGATAACACTACTTTAACTAATCTAACTGGAAGACAATTACAGGGAATTCAAAGAGTTGTTAGGAAATACAATAAAGGAGAATTGACAGAAGCTCAAGCATCTTCATTATTATCAGGCGGTTATGGATTTACACCAGAAGAGATTGACGAATGGTTAGTATCTCCAGAAGAAGAAGCTGAGGAGGCTGCAAAAGACGGTGAACCTAAAATTAAAATAGAAGAATAATGAACAATGTAAACTTAGAAAATAATCTAATCTCGGCAGATATAGTAGATTTGATGCAAGACTATGTTTCAATCCAATTGGACATAGATTCTACTAGAATAAAGGCTGCTGCAAATATTGCACAAAGTATAGATATATATAGACTACTTGGAACTGTTAATTTAGAAAGAATTAAGGATCCACAAAATGCTGCGGATGATGCTTTGAGAGAAGCAGTCATTCCAGCGTGGTGTTATTACACTTATTCTAGAACCTTAAAAATGTTTAATGGAACTTTGACAGATTCTGGATATGTAATATCTGAGGATGCTGAAAGAGGGGTTAAACAGGCACACAAGGATGCCGAAGAGGCGTACTCGGTCGCAGAAGTATTTATGAATGTAGCAATAGATTTATTAAATGCAGAAGAAGAAGGTGATGTAGATATAGACAAAAATACCTTAACACCAAAAATTAGAGTATTCGGAGGAAGCGAAAACCGAGGATCAAATTAATAATATAATTGTTCCGCCGTTTATGTATTTCGCTACCGACGCAGGACAATGCCACTTGCCTTAAAAAAGTGAGTGGTTTCTTTTTGGATAGCTTAATGGTAAAGCTGACTATATAAATAGTAAAGATGTAAGTTCGATTCTTACTCCTTAAACAAGTACAATTTAAACATAGTAAATAAACTGACGAGCCAGACAATGAAGCTGGGATATATAATCGGATTTATAGCTATAGGAAGAGTTAGACTTCTAAATTGTAAATATATAGGAATGCATTACCTATTTAATTAATGCAACAATACAAAATAAGATGGACAATTTAAAATTAGTAAAGATATTGTTTATATCATTATTATTACAAGGGATATTAATACTTCCAAGAACACTAGGGTGGGCGATGGGAACTCTTGAAAGTATTTTTAGAGTATCAAGGAAGACTACGGAAACATTAATCACAAGCCTTAAGCAGGAAGTAATTAAACAATAACACCTCATGAAGTTGAGGCTAAAATATAGATTATGGCAAAACAGATGAGTAATAGCAAAAGAGCTATTGAAAAAAGAAACAGACAAAATAAAGGTTTATTTCAAGATGCAATAGCAGACGGACATACTTCAAGAAGAGATATATGTAGTGCGATGCTTTTAGCGAGTCATGAATTAACTGAGTTCTTTGAGAATAATCCAAAGATGTACAAGCTTTATGCACAAAGAAGGAGAGAGTTGGTTGATACAGCTGCAGATAATATACAAGACATAGTAGAGGACAAGTCTCACCCTAGTCATTATGCAGCGTCTAAATATGTATTAGACCACTATAAGACAGACCTTGATAATATCTTAGACCAAAAAGATGGCGAAACTAGTACAGTAAATGTATCATCTGATTCTGGTTCAGGAGTAGTGATTAAGTTCACTAACAACGATAAAGAAGATGATAAAGAATAGTAATACGGACCTAGACGAACTGGGAAACAATTAAATAGAGTAAGATGAAAAAAGTATTATTAGTATTATTATTATCAATAGCAATTACAGGGTGTAGCAAAGAAGAATTAAGACTAGAACAACCAGTAAATTGTAAGCAAGAAGCTTTACAAATGTTTGGACAATTAGTTAACGAAGAAGCAGTAGCAAACGGATGGGATTCATCAGCAAGTGTAATCGTAAATACAACAGACATATTTGCATCAGGATTTTTGGATGTAACTTATGACCCAAATATGGCTATATTTCATACAGCAATTTATAAGTATATGGCACAATACAATTCAGCAATTGCTGATTGTAACCAACCAATATAATAATATAAAATAGCACCATTTCAATATTTGAGATGATGCTATTTTTTTCAAAATATAAAATTATGGCAAAACGAGGAAAAAAGATTGAACCTAAAGTGTTGAAAGTTAATCCAGTATTCGAACCATTGTTTAGAGATGACCTTGACCAACCAAGATATTACCAATGTTATGGTGGACGTGGTAGCGGTAAATCATTCATAGCATCAATTGCTACGGTTCAGCTGACCTATTCGAAGTACAGACATAACATACTGTATTTACGTCAAACAATGAATGCAATAGAAGATTCCAGTTATAAAGACATCATGGACGCTATTG